CGCGCCCATTGTAAAGAGATTTAACAATGTTGGCGTTTTCGAATTCGTCGAAAGCTTTTTCCGCTTCACGGTTTTTCGTATACGTCCAAAAGCGCGTGGCCTTGCAATCTCTCACGATATCGCGCCACAGTTTGACATATTCACTGTCGAAAAAATCCCCGGCGGCATGAATGCGACAAAATTCAATATTATCCGCTTCAATCTGTGCCATGATTGCATTCTTTACGAATTCCGGATACATCCGCGCAAGTGCTGTCTTGATAACAAGAGAAGCAACGACAGATGGCATATTAAAAAATCCGGTTTTCGCATAGCATCCGACGCAATCACAAAGACAAGTTCCTTTTGTTTCAATCACGTCGCCGTTAATCGTGGCATGATAAAAACCGGTACCCGGAAGCATTGACCACGTCCAAACACCTTTACCGAGTTTGGCGTTGCCGTTTACTAAAAGCGGGGCAATCCATCCGAAAAGCGGGGCGTTGATCTTGCCCGCCTTGTATTCGATACCATAAGAAGCATAAACAGCCTTTTTGTTATTGGTTTTCATTGTTCTTTTCCCCTTTTCGATTTAATAAATTAAAGCGGTTTTTCCGCTTTCCATAATTCCCGGACTATATGCCCGGAAACTATGGAAAACAGGCAAGCTTTTACACTTGCCCGCTTTCGTTTTTGAAAAGGTGAAAAGGGAAATCAATATAGGCACGTTTCGCAACGTTCCCCATATCGCGCCGCCACTTTCAGTTGAATTTGCACGTTCCACGGGCTTTTGGTATCGCTTGCCCGTGACAGCTTTCGCCGTCCGTTTTGGTCTGATATGGTCTTTTCAAGGTCCTACCGTTCGGAGACTCACAACGCTATGACTCACGCCCGTTTACGCTTTCTGCCCTTGCGCTTCTTTCAGGTTTCCCCCCGTTTTCGTCTCGCACCGCCGTTTCCAGCGGGAAAGATCGTATACGCTCAAGTTGGCCCTACTCGCCGCGCCGCTACTCACGCCCCGCGCCCGCTCCGTTCGGTTGTCAAGGTACACCGGGCCGGGCCTCAGCTCCGCCCCGTCTAGGTTTAACCCTAGCATGGCCTATTATAAAGGGTTAAACCGTGTTTGTTAACTACAAATGTTTAATTTCGTTTAGACAATATACGATATTTGTATAAATTTAAGGGTTTTACCTAATTTTCGTTAATAATGCACAATTAACAAGCTTAAATAGGTTAAACTATTGTCTATTTTGTATATATTGCATTGCTCGTGCGTTTCCGCTGTCGCGCGTTTCCCGGCCCGTCACTGAATCGCGCCCGCGCGGACGGGAGATAATACGTCTCGCGCCCGTCCCGATCAAATACGGGGCTATTCTGGGCCTCACACGGGAAACCATACCGGGCATGGCGGCGCGATTTCCGGGCTTAAAACCGGAGCTTTTTCCTACAATGGCCTTCTCGCGCGTTCTATGGGGTCTTCTTGCAATTTTAGGGTTTAACCCATACTTGGATATACCCCCGGTCAAATTCTTTCAATCTCGGGAATTTAGAAAATTTTCGAAATACTGAAAATCGTATGGTTTACCGGTAAACCCGGAACTTTTTCGGGTATTTTGTGACAAATCGAGCAATGTGTACAATAATTCAACAGTGTGAATTATCACCCTCAACGGGCGAGTGCTAATTGTCTACCAGTGCCGCGCCACATAGTTGACAATACATCACGACATTATTTAGTTGCCATCGGAAAGTATAATCATAATAGAGGAATGAATATTTATTATCTAGTATTGAATACTAGGAGAGATGGTATGAGATACGAAAAGCCCCACCCGATAAAAAACGATTACTTTTTGATTACAATTCGCTTTTCAATACAAGTCTGTCAAATGCGACCATGCGTTCACGTTTTTGGGGTGATCTGGTCTGTGTTCATGGTCTGTTAAAGTTTGGTGCGCTTAATCTCTGTTGAGCGTACCAACTGCGCATGATTCAGGCATGGTTTCATTGATCTAACCATGTGTTGAGGTGCTGTGATCGGTTATGATCTGCCCCGGATGCGGTCATTCCCCACCCCCACCCCACCCCGCAGGGATTAGAGGTATCTAACCACCGGGGCGGGTTAGCCTCTCAACCACCCAAAAACCAAAAAAGAGCTATTCTGTGTTCGGCTGTGGTGTCAGTGTGGGTATGAGTGTGTGTATTGTGAGTGTGTTTGTCTGTGTATTTGTCTGTGTGCGTGAGCATGAGATATATTGCATATGCCGTGTGAGCTAAATACTTGATCGTAGAGCGAATTATTTAGTCTTGGTATGTTGGAATAGGGGTGGAGAATAATTTTCAATCTAGGTGGCATTCTGAGCGCAGGAGAGGGCAATGACGATGGACTGGCCCAAAAATTTTCCAAAAACAAAAAAGAGTCCATAAGAGTTAGACAAAGCTAACCACGTTGGACTCATTCTGGGCTTATAATTTACTTGTTCGCTGGGCCTGTCTGGTGGCTCAGATCCCAGCTGCCGCGAAATGCGCTTTTCTCTCTTTCTTTTCTTTCTCTCTTTCTTCTTTATTTCTTATATTCTTTATTTGTTGCGAAGACCTTGCGAAAGGTCTGCTAAACACCGTGCGATTTACCGTGCTAAAACACCTCGCGATTTACCTTGCGATTCATTCTGGTTTCAAGCCCCAAAACGCCCAATAATTCCTATGCTCTTTCGTTGGTTTTAACCTTGCGAAACACCGTGCGATTTTACCTTGCGATTTACCTTGTCAAAAACCTTGCTAAAATTTGTTAAACAACGCTTAAACAACTGTTAACAAAATATGAACAGGTTTAAAAACAGCCAAAAAGTGGTAAAAACTGGGTAGTTTTGGGGTCAAAAAGTTCAAAAAATCCGCTTGATTTAAATGGCGTTTGATGGTATATTGCACACGAAAAATTTTTCAAAATGCAAAAAAGGAGGTTTCTGGTCTTTATATGGGGATGACTGTAGAGCAGATGGTCGAACTGGAAGATCGGCTGATCGAACAGGGGAAGAAATCGTTCTCGGCATTGAAGGATGCGTTCGATCTGGCACGGGCTGCGGAAGACCACACGCGCACGGAAGAGATGCGGAAACTGGCACGGTCATACATCCAGCGTGGCGAGGGTAGCACTGCGGTTGACTTCTATTTCAAACTGCATCTATATGACGCACCGTATCTGTTTGACAGCTATATGATCTATATGGAAAAGAACCGGGACTATCAGAAGCAGTTCTATCTGCCGCGCAGGAAGCAGCTCAAGCGTCCGGTAGATGCAATGCAGGAACTCGCCGACGGGAAACTGAATCTTCTGGCAATCTCTCTGCCTCCGGGCGTTGGCAAGTCCACTCTGGCCCTGTTCTATTTAACTTGGTTGGCTGGTAAGCACCCGGAGAAGCCAATTCTCACCGGTTCTCATGCAAACTCATTCCTAAACGGCGCGTATCAGGAGTGCTTGCGTATGTTTGACCAAGACGGGGATTATCTCTGGTATGATGTATTCCCAAACCTTCGCGTGATCTCTACAAATGCCAAGGACATGCTGATTGATATTGGTAAAGACAAGAGAGACGGAAAAAGATTCACGACACTTGAATTCAGCTCTATTGGTTCTGGTAATGCCGGTAAAGTCCGCGCAGAGCAGCTGCTCTATTGCGATGACTTGATCCCGGATCTGGAAACGGCATTATCGGCTGACCGGTTGGAGAAAATTTGGAACCAGTACACGACAGATCTTCGCCAGAGAAAGATCGGAGACTGCAAGGAGCTTCTTATAGGGACCAGATGGAGTGTGCGGGATCATCTTGGACGGCTGGAGAGCATCTATGCGGATGATCCGATGGCAAAATTCATCGTGATGCCAGCCCTAGATGAGAACGATGAGAGCAACTTTAACTACCCGATAGAGGCAGGATTCACCACGGAATTCTATCATGAACAGCGGGGTATCATGGATGAAATCAGTTGGAAAGCACTCTTTATGAACTCGCCGGTCGAGCGTGAAGGATTGCTCTACTCTGAACCGGAACTTCGCCGGTACTTTGAGCTTCCTGACGGCGAACCGGATGCCATCCTTTCGGTCTGCGATACCAAAGACAAAGGCTCGGATTTCTGTGTTATGCCCATCGCGTACCAGTACGGTCAAGATTATTATATAGAAGATGTGATCTGTGATAATTCCAACCCGGAGATTCTAGATCCGAGGATTGTCAACAAGTTGCTCCAGCACAAAGTTCACATGAGCCGGTTTGAAAGCAACGCTGCCGGTGGACGTATGGCAGAGAAAATCCAGAATGAAGTGAAATCGCGGGGCGGTCGCACCAAGATCACGACGAAATACACCACACAGAACAAGGAAACCAAGATCATCATGTCCGAGCCGTTCGTGAAGCAGCACTTTCTGTTTAAGGATGCATCGGTTATCAAGAACGATAAAGAATACAGGACGTTCATTGGTCAACTCTGCTCCTACACCATGATGGGGAAAAACAAGCACGATGACGTACCGGACGCTATGGCGATGCTGGCAGACTACGTTCAGACCTTCACGGCTGGGAAAGTCGAGGTCATCAGAAGACCTTGGTAAATTAATTCTTGCATTTTCGGTTGTTATGTGAGATAATATAATTTTTATCTTGACAAACACAAAATAGTGTGCTAAGATGTCATGTGCAGAAGTATATACTGTGGTGTGTGCTTTAATGGGGGAATAAGTTGAAACCAGAGATTTCGCTTTCGCCAAAAGCCATCCATGTGATTAACACGATTCTCAGCAATGGGGGTCGCGTGAATATATCATTGGTTGGTCAGCGGCTGAGGATTACAGAAATCGCGACGGAAAAGGTTAGATACGACGTAATGGTTCCGAAGGAATAAGTCGCATCACCGATTCATAGACGAGGCTCCTCTTGTATGAGAGGGATAACGGCCTGTACGGGTCAGTTGTTTGCTATATGCAAATAACTGGCTCGTTTTTTTGTTTTTCGGCTTTTTTCATTGTGTGTTCTTCTTAGGCAGGAAGGACACCCTCCTTTCGACAAACCACATGTGTGCTGGCAGTTAGGGTAGTGAAATTCCGAATGGAATGTAGCTGGCTGATGAGCTGTCGTTGGTTGAAACGAAGCATAGCCGTGGAAATCGGCATTATTAATTTGCTGCGGGGTGATCGTAATGGGCGAAGCCGCCACAACTGAAGAGAGAGAAGTGCAGCTCCGTGGCATTAAGAACTCTACGGACGATAACTATTATCCGATGGGCAAACACAGTCTGCATGGTCGCAGACAGATCTTTACCGGCGTTGAAGAGATCACTTCCGGCAATGTTCTGGAAGTGCTGAACAAAGCAATTCCGATTCACTTGAGAAACCGGAGCGAGGAAGTCTATCTGGAGAAGTACGCCAGAGGAATTCAGCCGATTCTGAATCGTGTGAAGCAGTATAACGGTGAGATCTGCAATAAGGCTGTCGTGAACTTGGCGAACGAGATCCTGTCTTTCAAGACTGCGGACTTCGCTGGTGAGCCGATCCAATATGTATCCAGAGGGAAAAGCACGGATACACCGGATAAGATCGAGTCGCTGAATTCGATGATGCTGTCCGAGGGCAAGCCGTCCAAGGACATGGAACTGGCTTATCAGATGTTCCTGTACGGCGTTGGTTATCGTCTGACGATTCAGGATCAGGATGCCAAGGTCGGTGATGACTTCACGGACGAAGCTCCATTTGAAATCTATACTACGGACTCCAGAAACAGCTTTGTCGTTCGTTACAACGATGTAACCAAGCGTGTGGTGATGGGAGTCACCTATGTCTATCTGGATGACGAAAATAATAAAGTCAGGTACACGGTTTATACCAGTGATGCGACTTATACCATTGATGGAACTGCGCAGAGAGCAGAGCAGATAATTAAAACCGACAAGCACAGGTTCGGGATGGTCAATCTGGTTGAGTATCCTGCGAACAGCTCTTACATGGGCTGCTTTGAGGTTGTTCTGGATCTTCTGGATTCCTACAACACAACGCTGAGTGACCGGTTGGACGGCGTGGAACAGTTCATTCAGGCACTGATGGTGTTTGAAGGTGTGGACATCAGCCGTGAAGAGTTCCTTGAGCTGAAGGATCTCGGTGCGATTAAGATTCCCCCAGCTCTGGATGGAAGCAATCGTCAGCGGCTCTACTATCTTAACCAACAGCTTGACCAGCAGCAGACTCAGACGCTTGTTGACAACATCAAGCAGACGATTCTGGAGATTGTCGGTATGCCGTCTCAGGGCAATGCGAATACTTCTGACAGCTCCAACAATGGCGCGATGATCATCAAGAACGGCTGGTGGCACGCAGAGTCCAGAATGCTTGAGACGGAAGGACACTGGAAGAAGTCCGAAACGGAATTTCTGAAGATCGTGCTGAAGATCTGCTCTGATATGGATCTGCTTGACGGGTTGAAGGTTTCCAATGTTGAGCCGAAGCTTGGCAGACACAGCTATCAGGATCTTCTGGTTAAGACACAGAGCTTCACCACGCTGATGAGCGCAAATGTCCCGCCGATTCAGGCTTATAAGTATTCCGGTCTGGATTCCGATCCAGAAGCCGCTTCACTTCAGTACGAAGAGTATCAGAAAGAACGTGCAGAGGCTTTGGACGAAATGATGGGTATGACCCGCGAAATACAGGCAACTGGATTGAGCCGTGGCGGTCAGGAAGAGAGTCAGGACGATACCCGCGAGAACGATGAAGAATATCTTCGTAGGCACGGATATAGACGGAAGAAAGATGCTGACGGAGACGGAATTGTAGACGAACGATGATCTACGACTATGCTGACCGGGCCATCAAGGACATGAACCGCAGGAATCTTCGGTCTTTCGATAAGCTGAAGCTCCTGAAGTTTGATGAATTGAATGTTCTGCGGATGGTAAACCGGACTTACGAAGAATCTGTCAGGATAGCGAAAAAGCGTTACCTATCTATTTATCTAGATGCATATCTTGCTGCGATTGAAGAAGTCGGACGTAAAAAAATAGAGCCAGACGATTCCATTATGGATGACTGGCTTCTGGATATGTTGGAAGACTATGACATTGTTACGCATTACCGCTTCAATGAAGAGACAGAGCGCAAAAAAGCAAGGACGGCAGAGGCGTTGGTTGCCACGAAGGTGGATGCGAGAGAAGTGGAGAGAGCCTTAAGGCTTTGGACACTTCAGGTTTCGACCTACGCTGACAGATCGGTCAACGACG